TTAACTTGCTTTACAGAACCATATCCGAAATGCCAGCATTGCTCTATGTATACTTTGCACGTTATGAATTTTCCATCCTAAATATATTTTCCATCGGTAATTCGTGTTCAGAATTCGCATGGAATTATATATTTTCCAGTATTTTAAATCCCGCGTAACAAATATATTTCTTTCGGATTCTCCTGCTCTATAATCATCAATGACTACTACATTATCCGGATTGATTGTCGCTCCGAACCAGTCGACAGCAAAACCATATGCACAGTTTCTCATTAACCAAAATACACGGCAGCAATACCTCTTTAATCTATCAATTATCGGTAACGGTGCAATATTAATTGATTTTTTCATAACCCGTCCATAGTTCGAATCATATCGTTTCTCCGCCCAGTAGTATTTATAGAAATCATACCGCATCCAGTCTGGTACATATTTTATCACGCAGTCTTCGCTATCGCATGAATCATCAAATGTTTGCCATTTTCGCAAAAATCCATGCAGTTCCCCGTTTTTGTCGGCAAACAATACTACAATAGGATTTGTGATATAACAAATTATCATAATGAGTAATTGTAGCGGTGCATATAAAAACCATCTCATATAATCCTCCTTGAAAGGAAAAAGCCCTGATACAATTTCTGTATCAAGGCTCTTTCTGGTCCGCTTTGTGCAATACTCCACGGCTCAACTATTTATATTATACAATAAAAACAGTTTTGCAGATAGTAATAAAACTAATTCTTTGCAACAAGGAATCCTGCTATAAATGCCAACGGTGTTCCTATTGCCCATGCGTCACGTTGTCTTTTTGCTAGTCTCAATTTGTGTTTCAACTTGTCGATTTCGTTCTTCAATAATTCTAATTCTTTCGTGCACTCTGCGATTTCTTTCTTCGCTTCTGTCAATGAGATCTTCGCACTGTTTAAGGACAGCTTGATTCTGCCTAATTCCATCTCTAAGCTGTTGCACTTCTTGAGTAATTTCTCTGCTTGTTCCTGTTGCTCGGTCGAGTTCAACGTCAACATGCTCAAGTTCTGTTTCAACACGGTTAATTCTGTCATCTGCTCTGTCCAGTCCGTTTTGAAATCGTTCCATTCCTGAACTGTCAGCGTGATGTATTCCGTAGTCTCCTCGGCTTGCAATGAAAACGATGGAGAAAATAACAAAAATGCACAAAATAATACTTTTATAATGTTTTTTAATAACATTTTCCACATTATCAGTCCTCCACATTTTTTACACAAACATTTTCCCACTTTTTATATGCATCAAGATATGTTTCTTTTTTGTCTCCGTTGTATGTGACTTCGTAATACATTCCATCGGATATTGTTGTGCTTATTAACGCCTTCCAATTCTGTAATGTTTTGCTGAACCATACAACAAAGACCTCATTTTCTGTCAGTTTTTTATTGTCCGTTTTTTCTACACGTTCATTGTAGTAATCAATAACAATCTGTTTTGCTTTTTCCTGATAATTCATTTTCATACCTCCATCACGACATCCGCATCAAACAATTTTCCTTCAATGTTTTCAGATTTCGTGTACTGCCAGATATGGGCACCCGGATAATCACATTTTGAATCAAACTGCGCACACCAAATTGCACAACCGCCTAACTGATCAACATCTAAAACATTCACAAGCCAGTCATAACAAGAATATAATCCCACATATTTATAACCTGCATTCCATAAGCGATTAATAAAAACATTGCAGATGTTTGTCAGTTCCTGGTTATCCGGCATGCCATGACGTTCTTTGTAACCATCGCCATCTTCCATGTCAAACCACACGCCCATCGGTAATTTATCTGTAGTCAAACCGCACTCTTCAAGCGTCTGAATAACAAAATCCGCTTCGATACCTGCCACATCGTCAGATAACGCATAAGAATAATGGTAAATGCCGATTTTCAGTCCTGCTTTTAAAGCGCCATTCACATTGTCGTAAAATTGGCTGTCTAAGTGCCCTTTGCCATAGCCGATACGGATAATAGCAAATTCAAAACCTGCCGCTTTTACAGCTCCCCAGTCTACTACTCCATTGTTTTCAGATACGTCTATTCCCTTCATTGTTTGCCGCTCCTTTCTCTGCCGCGTCAGAATCACCGTTCCGGTTTTTATTAACCGAAAAAACTGATATAAAAGTAACAGCCCCGACCACCGCCGGAGCTGCATACTCTTTGAAAAATGTAATTAATTGTGCCGTGTTAGCGGTGCCTGTTCGGTAAAAATCATGTATCCATGCCGCGATTACCATAAAAAACAGAATCAGAAGTCCGGCTCCGTAAAGATAAACCACTTTTAAAGATGTGTTCGCACGTCTTGAAATACGCGGAACATATCGCGTCCATAGTCCTTTAATTTTATCCATCATGATTAATTGTCCTTTTGAATATGAAGGCGTCTAAGTTCTTCCATAATCGCTGTCCCTGTACCGTTGCCGCCTAAACCGTGATAAGCCTCATACATAGTAGACGCTCGTTCCAATTCTGTATATGTGATGGCATTTCGCTTTACGGCACAGGCATGAATACTGATAAGCCTATCCTTGAGAAGCGCTCTGACGCCGTCCTCTGTCTTTTCCCTATTTTCTTGCAGGCCTTTAGCTTTATTCCAAAGAAAGCCTACAGCCATTGAAAGTGCCACATATACAATGTTGCTTGCGATCGGAAGCAGTGCATGAAAAAGTTCCTGTTCCAATTATTTAATACTCTCCTTTCCTAATGCTTTTCTTGCAATTCGGACTTGCGACATTTGTATTTCATCCAGCCTCTTTCGTTTAGCTTCACTGGATAAATTACTTTTCATGACTGCCTTTTTTGCTTGATTAATATTCTGAAAAGCTTTCACTGCATTCTTCATCTGTTCAAACTCTCGCGGATCGAATCCGTCCATCTGCTTATGCAGTTCCCGTCCTGCATTGAACAGTTTCAGCTGCCTATCATATGCATCATAAACTTCCTGCACGCTTTCACTACTGGAATAAGGTGTGGCAGTAAATCCACGAATCCCCGGCTGTTCCGTCCATCTCTTTGCCGGACGTGTTTCATCCAGTCCGACCATTCCGTCTGTAAACGTCAACCCCAGCCCGGCAAGGCTGCCGCCGTATCCGCGAATGGTATTATCTACCTTGCGGGGAGAAATACCGAACGTTTCGCCAATCTTTCTGCCGACTGCCGATGTGTAAGGGCCATACTGCAGTTCAGGGATTGTATTCTGCTGGCTTTGCGGTACGATATCGCGCCCCATAAAGATGGAATGATTGGTCATTGCTTCAATAGCCGGCACTAATGCAGTCGGCAGGAATGATGGAGCCATAGAATCAAGTACAGAGCCGGCAAGGCCTTTGAATCCCGCTCCCTTTTGTTTCCTTTTTTTGTCATAATCCCACTGCAGCATGCGTTCCGGTACCGTTCCAAAAAGAATCCCCAACTCAAACGGCTTGGGAATTTTAATCAGAGTGTCTTTCGTAGGGATAATCCAGAAAATGTCTTTCTGCCATTGTGGTAACTCCTGATACCGTGGATCGTCCTTGTTGAGTTCCCAGAGCAGGACTGACGGCAAGGTAATCCACATAGCCGTTTTTACCGTCATATCCAGTGGATTAGCTTTCCATTCACGAAACATCTTATCCGTCCCCTGAATGGCCGCATTGAAAAAGGCAATCGTCTTATTCAGTGATTTTGTATGAGAACCTATTCGTGAAAAGTCCAGCGTCACATCACGGCTTTCAAGCGCCGCTTCCTGAATACTGCCCGGATTTCGCTTTCTGCTGAACAGCCGATTTCCGATACCTGCATACCCTTTCCGGACATTATGAAATTCTGCTAAGCGTGTAGCCATTTCCGTTGCCTCGGACAGTCCGCGCAGTATTTCAATAGGATTTGTGGTTACCATCTTTTTGACGCTTGGCCGCTGCAACAAGTCTCTCATCTGTCCGGAAAGGTAATTTCTATCAAGAGAAACAAGATTAGCCTGTGCCGCGCCTGACCGCATGTATTCCCAGTAAGTATCGCCTTTCTGCAGATACAGCCCTAACCCTTTAAGAGTGTCTACAACGGGGATAAATCCATGCTTAGAGTAGATCGTAGCGGAAATCATGTCGCGTACGGGGTTACGCAGAATAAATTCCGGCCCCAGCGTCGCCCCGGCACGGAGCCATTTTGCAGGGTAGGAAAGAAGCTTTGTAAACATGTTTGCACCTTCCGGATTCAGCATTTTAAATGCCTGATACAATTCCGGCGTCGTATTATAAACGACCTTCTTCCCGTTTTTCCACACACTGAAACTATGATCCGTTACCTTCGCCGCACCGGACACTTTTTCAATCAATGCTCCCATACCATCAACGTTTGCCAGTTTTACAATAGACTGCCCGACTTTATTCCGTTCGATGGCGCTCATTATTGAGAAAGTATTCCGGATTATTCCTTCCAATGGGTCTACCACGTCCAAAGTGCTGCCGCGCATTTTCTTTGTGACAGCTCCCACATTGGCAAATCCCTTTCCTGTTCCATTCCGTTGTGCTTCTGCAGCTTCATAAAATTCACGGAAGAACGGTACATAATGAGGATATTTATTCTTCATAGCCATTGCGGCCTTTACCGATAACATACCGGCATCTACAGCATTTGCAAGCAGGAAATCATTATATCTGTGGATCTCTGCAGCAGCTTTCGCAAAAACAGGATTCTTCTCATAATGCTTGATGACGTCAAAACATTCTGATTTTGTAAATCTCGTAATCAGTGGTGTTTCATCTCGCGGTAAGAATGTATTCCAGTGGTTCATATCAAGTTCGCGCAATGCGGTCAGATACGTAGAAAAATCTTTCAGCTGATTATCCGGGATTTTTCGGATAATATCCTTAAAAGCAGGTATTTTATGCTTGGGCGAACCATTCTGCAGAAGTGCTTCTGCTTTGCCTGCCCATCCGCGCGCAAGCCACGCCTGCTTAAATGCGTTTTCTTCTACTCTTAACTTTCTTCCTGCGCGTTTTTCCACTTCACTGATAAGTTCTTCTAACGGATGAAGCTCATCCACCAGTGTAGTATACGGTTCATGATAAACTTTCCGCGTGACTTCCTTAGAATCCTTGAAGAATTTTATCGTTTTCTGCAGCAGATTTTCTTTACCGCCAAAAGAAACAGACCCTTTCATCCGTTCCCAGACGGGCTGCGCATACCATTGATGTCCGACATAAGATAATTTATCTACTGCCGCATGCAGTTCTTTATCACCTTCCAGTATCTGCTTAAATTCTTTGTAAAACGTCGGGAATTCAGCAGCTGCTTTCTTTCTGCTTGTGACGTAATCATGGAAAAATTCAGCAATCCCTTCCTTTCGGATGGTTTTTATACCGCCCTTATTGTAGGCATTTCCAAAACGTTTATGGATAACATTAGAAAATTCTGTATCAAAACCAGGACGGTTGCTGAATTTAAACCTTGCATCCACATAGTGGCCAAGTTCATGCATAACAGTTCGAGGATCCCCGAATGTTCTTGTTCGTATAATGTCCGTTTTAGGGTTATACCAGCCGTTAGTGCCCTTCTTGCTGACACGCCCCTTCTTGATAGTGGCACCGAAAATACTATTCACATCGTCAAGAATCTGCTTGCGTGAAATCGTCTCTCCCTGCCATGTGGTCAAGTCACTACCTGCTGCTTCTTCAACAGGTTTTACCATAAATGACCGTTTATCATCCGGCAATTTTACTTTTCCTGTTTCATCTGCTACAATAGAGTTGCCGGATGGGTGGAGCTGGGTATTCAGCGTAGAACCCCTATCACCGGAGGGCGGCCGGGAATACCCCGTCGGGCCTCCTTTTAATTTATCACTGATATTTTGGTCGACATACAAAATGGTGTCGGCTTTTTTTGTATCTGCAACAAATTTCTTTAGGGCTTTACGTTTATCTTTTACTGTATCAGACGCAACATGAGAAGAAATAATTTTTCCTTTATCCGTCCTATCCATACTGACAATAACCTGATGAAGCATATTGTTCTTGCCTCGCCAATAAGACACATATGATTTACGTCCATTCATCTGTTTAAGAATAACGTCAGGGGCCTCTATGGTATCTTTGATTAATCCGGTAGCAAATGCCCGCCGGTCACTTAGCGTTGCATGGGCATCGTGTCCGGATACAAAAGCATTGGTTACATCATCAATCGCCTTTTGATTGGAATCATCAAAAATGACCTTAACCACATCCCCCATAGGATCATGAACGCCATCTTTAAGAGCTATTGTCTGGTCACTTGCATACTTAAATTTCTGCTTTTCTGGTAAATCTTTGAATACATTATATCCCGCTTCGTCATACGTACGGAATACTTCCTTGGGTATAGTCCCATCTTTGATGCGGTTAGATAATTCTTCCGGCGTAATATCTTTCACAGAATCCTTCATGAAATTCAGATTGGATTCTTCCGGCGTTGCTTCCTTCATGTCTTCGGCAAAATCATTGAGACTGTTCTGCTGTATAGAACGCTGCACAGGGCGGACACTACGACCGTCATAGACTTCTCTGGCTATCTGCTGGCGGTATGCATCATTGGCCACTGCCGGATCCGGACGTTCATACTGTTCACGGACAATATGTGCGGCTTCTTCCGGAGTGATATTCGGATTTTTGCGGAGTGCTTCAAAAGCCGCCCGTTCTGTAGTATTCATCTCTTCGGAAATAAAATCTACCTGTGTACGCCAATCTTTAGGATCTAATCCATTTTTCCGGGCGAATTGCTCTAAATGCGTTTTCCTGTCGCCTGTCCACTGCACCAGCCCGTGGGAATTATATCCATCTTTTGAAAGCGCTTCTGTATCAAACATGGATTCCTGCGCAATATTTCCGGTAATCCCTGCCGCTTCGGAATCGGTAAATCCATTCTGACGGAGACGGTTGTAAACATCTGTTTTTATATCTCCCGTTTCACCATATTCAGGCGGAAGATTTGCTTCTTTAAGCGCCTGCGTACCCATTTCGGTATCACGGACTAAATCGTCAAAACCTGTTTCTCCGCCACGTTTAAAAGAATCAAAAAAGCGACCTTTCGCATTGGCAAGGCCGCTCTTTACCGGATCAATAACCTGTTCATTAAACGGTTCCGTTATATGTTCGTGGATAGGCTCGCTGATACTTTTAGGCGTTGCTTTTTTTATGCCTTTGGCCGCTCCGTGAATAATAGCCCCCGGCAAGAACACTTTATCCCACAATTCGGTCGGATTATCCACGAGACTTTGTGTAAATTCTCCCGGGTTATTCTTAAATTCCTTTATCGGTTCCCATACAGGATCTATAAGAGCCCCTTTTGCTGTGCTGATAACAGGCGTACCGTCGTCATTTTCAATGTTCTGGTTATAAGTCTGCATCGTAGAATCGACAAGAGTCGGGACAGCTAAAGCACCGCCTGCCATGCGGACAATGCCGGGCATACCGGGTGTGATGGCGGCGTATCCGGCAGGTTTGCCTACCAGTTCATTGTAGACATTCATTTTCGCCCGGTTATAATTTTCGCCCTCAAAGCCTTGTGTCGGGTCTTCCATATTGATTGATTCCCCGTTTTTATATGCCGCAAAAGCACGCTCTCCGGCCGCTGTAATTTCATTGCCATAATTTTCTATGGCTTTGCCGGCATTAGCCGCGTAGTCAGAAAGAGTGTTCAGCACATTAGCTTTCGTCTTTTCCCATTGTGCTTTGCGTACAGCACGCCCTTCTTCATAAGCTTCATCGATGCTGTTCAAAAAGCCTTTGGCCTTATCAAGTAAAGACGAATCCTGCGGCGGCTGATTCTTGAATTCATCAAAATATCTTTCACCGCTGGTATTACCGTTTGCACGCTGAAATTCATCAAAATAGCCCATATTCTACCTCTTTACGGTACCCATGCTGCATAGAAACCGAGTCCTTCGTTTCGTAATGCCTGCTGTACCTCTTCTTTTGACATATGCTGCCGCATTTCCATGATCTTATTGCTAAGCCCTTGCTCATCATTCACAAGCCGTTTCTGCCCGCCTGTTACATCTCCCGGCTGTCCGGGCTGCTGCAATCCTAAAACCTGCTGCAGCTGTGCATAATAAGGAGACTTTGCGGGATCGAAATCATCATCATACATATGTTGCTTCTCGTACATCTGCTGCAAGTGACTTAGCTGTGAAATAATCTGTGAATTGTACCCGCTCGTTCCGGGCCCTTGCACTTCTCTTGCAGTACCCGGGACAACCTGCCCGCTTCGGGTATCAAACAATCCGCCGCCGGTATTCATGTAAAAACGCCGCGGGTCTTGTGGCGGAGCATAATTCCCCATCTGCTGTACGGCTCCTGTATCGCCATTGATCCCTACAAGCTGGCCATTCGGCATCGTCTTATAAGAAATATTCGGTTTATCCAACGCGTTGATGTTATTCAGCATATTCATGTCAATCTGCGGAAGTCCCAGCTGCTGTGCACGGTAATTGTACGCGGCAATCCGCGGAGCCATTGCTTTAAGCTTTTTAGGATCATAGCCACTGACCGTTTCATTCCCGTCTCCGTCTGTCGTATAAACAAGCTGATTCAGGATATCCTGCCGTGCCGGCTCAAGCACGCTGTCCTGATAGGCATTAAGCTGCTTACCATATTCTTCTGCCGTATCATTCTCCAGCATTTCTTTTGCCATACGCGCTGCTTCCTGCTGACCGTAACCACTCTTGATAAAGCTGACATATGCCGCTCCCGCCTTGTTTCTAAGCGATTGCTTGATTTGGCCCCTGTCAGGCGCCCCCGGCTGCGTTTGTACTTGCGGCTGTGCCTGCTGCGTATTTAATTGATAATGAGGGATGGCCTGTTCCAATGCGTCCTGCCCCGCCGGAGCCGAAGACTGCAAAGGCTGTGCGCCGGCAGTGTTGATCTTGAAATGAGGCATTGCTTTTTCAAGACCGTCCTGCGCAAAAAGGCCGCTGCCCATCTGCGGGGTCTGCGGCTGTGTCAATTGAGACAAAAGTCCCGGGGACTGTTCCTCTTGATAGCCACCGAATACTTTTGTTGCATAATCTTTAGCATTGCGGGTATCCTGTATCTTCTGCAGACGGTTTGCCGCCCACAGTCCCGCCAGATTCCCGATCTGATCCCATGGTGATTTATCCTGTACATAGATAACACTCATGATTATTTACCCGCTTTCTTAGTAACCGTCTTTCTTCTTGCTGCCGGTTTCTTAGCTGCCGGCTTTTCCTCTGTTTCATCCGTTGTTTCTTCTGCAGACGTTTCCATTTCCTGTATAGGTTCTTCTGCAGAATCTTCTGTTTTCTGTTCTGCAGAAACAACGTTAACCGCTTCCGAAGGAATAATATCTTCATCCTGTCTATTGGCCGTCTTGTCAGCTTCTGTCAAGCCTTCCGCCAAGATACCGTTTGCATAGAACATATTGTCACCGGTCAATTCCAGTTCATAAACCTTTTCTTTTTTACCGGTAGCAATAATTGCTGTAATTGACTCGAATCCGTTTACCGTCATGACACTCTCGCCCTCGGAAAGTTCGGATAAAGGTTTATTTCCATCAGGCGTCATGAATACCTCCGTCTGCGTTGTTTCTACCGCAAAAGACGGGGTGTTAAGCTCATAAACATCCGCTTCACCCATGTCATGAAGTTCTTGTACCTCATTCACTGCGCCAAGAGAAATAACCTGATCACCAAACGTCATCCGTTCGATAGCAACTGCACCTTCCGGCGTTGAAATTTCTGTTCCGGCTACAAAGCATGCTAAATAACTTCCTAATCCGCTCATAAGACCTCCAAAAAATCCGCCACTCCCCTGCCGGACAATTGTCTGTCCCGGGGTGGCTACACTGTAACGTTGTTGTGATAATTGAGATAATAACCCTTGCGTCGGTGCATTTTGCCCCGTGGCCATAGCCAAGTACTTCATTGGCGTATTGATAGCCGCTTCCTGTGCCATTGCCGCCGTCTGAATCGGATCCATAGCCATCTGTTGTGACTGGTTCGCCAGCTGTGATAAAGTAGACAGCCCCTGCATTCTGTTATTGAAATTTGTGTTGCTCAAATCAGATTGCTGTCCGTAGCCGGAAAGCTGGTTTTTGAACATATCACCTAAAAGACCAGCCTTACCATTGATTCCTGCAAGCTGATTGTGATATGCCTGCCCTGCCAACCCCGCGGCCGTCTGCATATCATTCCCATACTGTGCTGCCAAAGTGTTGGACGCGTTGCGTGAAATGTCATTGAATGCACTGTCCGCCTGTGAAGAATTGATAATTCCCCTGCTGGCCAGCCCAGACAATGTATTTCCGACCGTATTAGTCAAATCACTTTGCAAGGCCTTCTGCCGGTTTTCTGAATAAGAAGACGGCAGCACGCCATTCAACAGGCCTTGCATAGCAGTATTATTGTTCTGCATGGCCGCGTTATACTCAGACGCCAATTCTTTGTTTCCCTGCGACATCGACTGAATCGCATTCCCAAGTAAGCCCGAGAAACGATTATTAGCTGCCGCGTTGGCGTCTGTATTTGCGTTCACTTGAGGAATCAGTCCCTGCACCAACTGATTGTTAGCAGTTGTCTGGTTCTGCGCCCGGTCATACAGCGTCTGCCAGTTCGGATTCGGCGTGACCTGCTGGCTGCTTAAAGCCTGATTTGCCATGTTGAGTAAATTCTGTGCCACCGGCTGTGTGGTCTGTGCCCATTTTAGCTGCTCGCCGAGTAACCCCTTTTCCTCATCGGACATTTTGGGAACCTGTGGATCCGTAGTTGTTATCTTTGTTCCCTTTTTCCCGAAAAGCTGTAAATCAAATAAAAGCATGCAATCTCCTTTCTAATGTAAATTTTCAATTGTGCCGGTCAGCACATAGTAATGACGTCCTTCGTAATCATAATCATGTTCCGGATGGTGTACCATTTTCCATCGCCTGATATGTCCTTTCGGATTGCGTGTCGTCATTGTCACAATATCTTTCACGTCATTAAGTATCATCACCTCTCGGATATAATCGGTCATTTTATGAAATCTGCCGTACGTTTCAAGAATCTGGAAATAAATTACACCTTCATGTTTTATCAACTGCCAGAAAAGAAATCCTATATTCGGGAAAAATTTGAAATGAGTTCCATGTTTATCATGAAAATCATCATCAAAAAAGAACCCATCAAAACTAATAGATTCCCCCGTAATGCGTTCATAGTCTTTTATCATTTCTTTCAGGTTTGATAAGTGCATATTGCGTCCTTTAATTATGATTGGTATAAAGCAACCATTGCGATTTTTGTGTTGTTTTAACATTATAACGGATGATTAAATCACCACCGGTTCTGATGTATAGTCTCGCGTCAAGATAATCATCACCGATGTACTCTTGTTCTTTTCGTATATATGTACGCTTACCGACTTTTTCTTTCCAGGTTTCCCCTGTGTAATAACACATATACCAATGATCCCCCTCGCTCACAGAGATTTTATACTCACGCCCGGGAACGACATCAATATAATGCGGTTTATTTCTGTTCCCGTCCAGCTCTATCCTTGTTATACCATCAGGGCAAACCCACGAAGTTTCCCGAGATCCATTTGGATAAAACCCCGATGGATACGGCTCAAACCGAAGCTCCGCAAGTGTAGCCGGGGTAGCAGATAGTGTGACATCATTGTTAATCAATGTTCCCGATGTCGCACTAAGCGTGCCAGGATTATAACCGGATATCCCTTCTACTTTTGCTGTCCATTTTGTGCCATAAGGGAACCACTTTGTGCCGCTTGTCCACGTTATCCCATTAGCAGTACATGTAATTGTTTGATTTTCAGAAGGCGTTATTGTAATTTTAAATTCCCCATGCTGTGTAACCTTATAGACGTTATTATTTAACTTGACACGCATTGGTGTATCACCGCCCGCGGCCCCGTTTTGTAAGTAAGTACTTAAACGAAAAAACTCTGACTGTGTTCCTGTGACTATTTTTTTACAGAGATTTGTTTGCATTCCTGTCTCTTGTGATGACGTATATAGGTCAACAGGATATGTAGTGTTGCCCTTCTTGCAGTACATTTTTAAAACTGAAAGACCCATTTCGCTATCCTCACTCTATCCAAAACTCAGCCTTATTCGGGAATATGATATGACCATCGGGGGTTATTTGAAAGTGTTGTGCTTCCTGATCTGTTGTAGCTGTATCAGCTATATAGGTAAAAAAGAGCGCTTCGGTGTCATATGTTCCTAACACCCACGTTCCCTGAGGTGTTTTCATGCTTGTACATGCCTGATACGCTTGTATGTCGTCACGTCGTGTCTGAATAACTGCTCTTGTTCGCCCATTTAAAAAAGAAGAAGGATTTTTGTATACAAGCGCCCCAGTCATCGTGCCACCCGATTTTTTCATATACGTGTTTTCGATATTATTTCCGGTGGCATCCTTATCTGCTTTATCAGCATTCGGAACAGAGCCCTTAACACTAATCGTTATATTCTTTTCTTTGGAATCTACAGTAAATTCTATGTTGTCACCTGCGATTAATCCAAGCACAGCCTGTTTCACAGCCGCAACAAGTTCTTTGTCACCAATTTTTACTTTAGAAAATGCGTTTTGATTAACTTCTGCTTTGTCTTCAATACCGGACAGCTTTTCTTTTTCAGCATCCGTCATTTCTACCGCTGCCGCATTATTCATATATTCAATCTTTGTTACGCTGGTTGCATTCGTCGTTACCGCTGCAACAAAAACTCTTACGACTGCTTTCCATTCTGTACCATTGTAGTAATACATCTTCTGCTCAAGTGTGTTGAAAACATGAGTGTTTGTGGCAATGCCGGATGGCAAAGAAGCAGAAAATACCGGTTTTGTTGTTGCGCTCCCGTAAGACAAAGCACTTGCGTTATTTCGTTCTACAAACAGATAGCTTGTTGTATTAATCGGCAACGTCCATGCACTGATTTTCTTATCAATTCTTTCTACATAATCTTTCGCGCCGTTTTCATTAAAGCCGTCTGCCAGCGTTAAAACAACAGGTATTGTACTTCCGTCAATAATGACCGACAATCCATCGCCGGAAAGGAAGCTATACTTCCCGCCGCTGTTTTTCCCGTATAAAATGCGCTGCCGAAGACCGCTCCCACCACTTTTCGACCGTGCGGAAAGCGCATCCCCAATCGTCTTGATTTCTTCCCTATTCTTTAGTACAGCTTCTTTCGTGCTGTCTCCTTGCGGCGTCGGGTTCAAAGGATATTTTTCCGTATAAGGCATTTAAACCTCCTCGTAAGTATAATCAAACTGCCGCAAAGCGATAGCGCCCTTGGCAACAAATATTTTTATCTGCAGATGGCGGTTCGCTCCGCCGCCGATCTTATTTACTTTCGTATACTCATTGCTATTCAGCCTGCCGGTTGCGTTAATCAACTTTTCATTCGCATAGTATAACTTTGTACCGGCCGCTTTGAATGTAACAGGTTTTGCCCGTTTATCGCTAATCGTAATACTGCCATAACCTTCGATACGGTTGCTTGATACGAAATTATAAGAGAATAGCAGTAAGAACAGTCTTTGCGCCAATCTGTTCCCTGAAACAATCGACGTCGTAATCTGTTCTCCGTCATCAGTATCTATACTTGAATCAAGAATGCCTATTTTATTACCATAGGCAATATAGACATCCTTGCTGACTGTCAACACATCATGCAGATTATGAACGAAAGACCTTGACGTGAATACACCGCGTCCGTCCTCGTACCGCGGCAGATAATGATAAATAAATATATCCTGATTTCTCCCGGGTTTAATCCACAGCTGTTTTCTTCCAGGAACATGCCACATCCGGGCTTGCTCTGAGGTAATCGTCATCAGTTGTGCATTAATATTAAGACCCACTTCGAACGGCTGAATATTCGCATACGTATTTGTCGGAACAAAACTCATCAGCCCCGCATCACCCAAATAATAACTTCGGTCATCAATGCTGATAGAACTGCCGCAGCACAAAGCCGTTTCAGAAAGAGGATAAACAGCAAGTGTCTTCTCGTGGGGATTACCCACAACTTGATATGCCCTACCGTATTCTTTATATACAATGATTGCCTTTGACAAGAAATCAATAGATACAATACAGCCGGGATCTTTATAACCAACTTCTACATATTGCGCCGATGACGCGTCGTTCGTGTTCGTTGTCCATGATTTATAATCTCCGACAGCTGACCATGTGATACGGTGTCCATAGATTGACGCTACTATGACAGATCCAGAATGGCTGCTCACAAATTCGCAAGTCGGACTTTCGTCCACAGTAGACAATACGCCAGTACCAGAAACAGCCTGCAGCTTACCGCCGGACGCAATCAATATATCATGGTCAAAAGCGTGGTATTTCGGAGTGCTGTTACCGGTTAATGTTCCCAGCCGGGTGACCGTCACAAAATCAGCTGTTTTATACAAATCATGGTTACATGAAAAGTAATACTGATGGCGGTAATTGTCATAATACAAACTTTCAATATTCGCCGTTCCCGTATAAATTATTTTCACGCCCGGCACTGTTTGAAGCGCGCCGTCCGTCGGGCTGTATTCGCAGTTTATTGCCTGCGTCAAACTCTGCAAATCAATACTTTCTGCCGGCTTGCTCCAGTCCAAACCTAACCTAAAACCGTTCGTCGAAGCAAAGAAACGTTCTCCCATATCAGCGCCCTCTTGCCGCTTGGATTGCCGATGTCAGATCAGCGATGAACGCTTTATCCGCATTGGCATAATCCAGCATTAATGATTTCTTCTTGACAAGAAACGAAACCAACTGTACCAAAATGAAATGGAAGATTTCGCTGAATGGAATTGAATCAGTTTCATCCGATACATGCGGCTTTTTCACAGCGTAAAATACATCATTGACAGTCTTTCCACCGTACGTCTGGAAAGACCCGTTCACAATGCGGACCGGATATCCCGCCGCCGGCACAAACGCTGTAAAATCACCGGGTACCGGATTATTATTAGTTATATCCATAGACCTTACCACTTCCCTGTCTTTCATCGGGATAAGCGCCATAGTCAAATAATCAATAGCCGCATTAATATAAGGGATATATTCCGTGCTATTATCTAAGATTTCATTCGTATCCAGATTAATCATCGTAATCAATTCGCCTACTGTCATACGGCCAGTACCCCCCTGCTATGAAACCACCTTCATCGTCCATTTGGCGCGCTATTTCAGAGACTTCATTTTCCCAGTTCGATACAAACGATAAATCCGCTTTCAGGATGCGTGCCACCATGTAATTGACGAGCATACTTTCCATTTCTGACGGATAACCGCTGTTGTCACTCATGTCTTTGTAATCTGCAGACGGGATATATACTACAATTAATCCGCGTTGGTTTTTATCTTTTGCCGTTACCAGCTGATGGGCGGTTAAATCGTAATCAATATCATTCCCCTTTGCATCTTTCACCGAAAGAATGCGGAGTGCCATTTTTGATAATTCCACATCCGGACGCAGTTGGTGTCCGTTTTCAGTTTTGCTCACTATATCCGGAATATACCGCGCTATAAGCTTATGCAGAATATGATTGCCTTCGTTATAAAACTCCAGAAACTGATACGGCGTATAATTCACCTGCGACGTATCGCCCACCTGCATATACGCACGGTTAATCAAATCTCTTACTGTCATAGTTACTCCTTAAGAAAAGGAAAGAGGGCTGTAAAAAGCCCTCACCTTATCTCCATTGAAATTACTCTACAGCACCGCCGGTCATGACCTGAATCACGCCATAATCTTTGCTGTTGTAGATTGACTTGACAATGCCGCCGTAGAACGCGATACCGCTCCCCTGCAAGTTGCCGTAATCGTCCTCATCGTGGATGAAACGTGCTTCACGAGCCACAGCGAAGCATGCCGCCTGCTGCCCTAAAAGCAAATTGTGAACAACGTTTGCAGAAGACGCACCCGTGGTCGTGTTCATGACACGTTCATATTCATACAGAACGACGCCGTCATATTCGCCGAGCGCTCCGGTGAAAATCGGGTTTTTGCTGCCGCGGATTGCCGCGTTCTGCTGTGCCGCCTGCCATACCGGATCTGCTTTCAAGTCACGCGCTGCCCACGTGCCGACAAGCATGATGTATTTCTCCTGCCCGTCAACTTTAATCGGTTTCACCTTCGGCTCATGCATCATCGCTTTCCGTTTCGCACGGCTGATCACAGCACAAGTCAGCTTGTCATTAGCCGTCAAAGAAACCTCTGTTCCCGCCGTAGACGCGATAAGACGTTCGCCAGCTGTGGGGTTAACCGTCAAAGACTTTATAAGAGAATTATCTTTCCAGTCAGAAAGCCACTGCGTAAGTGCACTCTTAATCATCGGCAGGTTTGCATAAGGGGATTTCTGATCATCCGCTTCAAAACGTTTTACCGCATTTCTGATAAGCGTCGTATCTACGCCGAAATCATACACCTTAAGCTCCTCTTCGTTGCCCTTGAGTGTATTGTTGCCAGTTACACCAGCTCCCTTCAGGTTCATCATCAGCCCGAAATAAACCTTATCACCCTTAGCATTCTTAAGATCTTTATTCGCATGAACGACATTGTCCCCGCTGGTTGATGTAAACTTATCAAAATAAGAAGCTTTCAAGCCTTCCTTCCATACCTTTTTCGTCCAGATCTTGGGAACTAAATTTACAGGAATTTTAAATTCGTTTGCCATATTTCATTCTCCTTTTTGTAAAATAATTAATCACCGCAGAGGTCATCAATCTGCTTTCTAATTTCCGCCGGAAGCTCGTTTTCACGACCTTCTTCTACATACTTGAGGATTTCTTCCTCAGACAGTTTCGCGCCGGTCGGAGCGCCGCCATTTAACGCGCTTGCTTTCGGCAGTGTTTTAGCCGTTTCGAGCGGATTTTGTGCAGGCGTGGTCATCGCCGATTTTACCTTTTCAGCAAAATCACGAATAACTTTAAAGTCTGCATCCGTACCTACCCCCTGATCAATACGTGAAAATGCCGCATCAATCGGGGCAGCGTCTTTTCGCGTCATGCCGTCCAGCATTTCAGCGCCTTTCTGCCATAATTCGCTGATATTCGGAATAGCCTTAAGCTCGCCAACAAACGCTACATTTTTCTGATAGGTTTCCTGCCGCTCTTCCTGCTGGCGTGTCATCTGATATTCAATCCGTGCCTGTTCATGAAGCAGTTCCTGATACTTTTGTGCATCGGTGAACATCAAATCAGACGCGTCATCAATCTTGAGCCGTCGTGCAGCTTCCTGCTGCGCATAACTGCGAATTTGATTCAAATCTTCCGGAGATAATACCGGTTTCTGTGACATGCTCATCTGTGACCGCAAAGTATTAGCCGCTTCTTCGGCCGCTTTCCTGCGAGCCCGTTCTTCTGCCAGCGCTTTCTTTAAATCGCCACCTGCCGGATTATCTTCCGGTTCTTTTGGTTCGACTTCCATTTTAGGTTCCGATTCTGGATTAGGTTCAGTTTTCGTCTGCCCACCTGCCAGATTGTCTTCTGGTTCTTTTGCCGGTGCTTTACCCGCCGGAGTTGCCGGTTCCTGATTATCAAGACCTGCCTCTTTCAAATCTTCTGCATCAAACCCTAAATCTTCTGCGTTAAGCATTGCTTCATTCTCCATAATTATCTCCTTCTGCCGGTTTAACGACGTCGGCGGTCGAATGATTTTTTGTAGTTTACCGTCTCTTTTCGGACGAAAGAAAAAAGCCTTTTAACGTCGTTGCTTAGGACGATATATCAAGGCATTACTGCCCTAATAGCTGTGGTTGTTGTATCGGAATTTGCGGTTGCACCGGCGGAGCGATTGCACGCCCTTTCAGTGCTAATCTTTCCTGCATAATCTGCTGCGGCGGAATATTCACGCCGATAGACTGCAGCGCCGTTGACAGTGCTTCCGCCGGTAAATCCTCAATACTTGCGTTGACTTTAAAGTCCGGCATTTTCGGCTGTTCGGAAGCCTGCTGCATACGCTTCTTGACGGTTTCCTTTTCCGGGAAATCCATGAAATCAAGAATAATATCCATCGGAATATCGACGCCCGCTTTCTTTGCTTCAAGCAGCTGATACAGATTCGCCCGCCGTGCGGTAGCGCTTGCCTGCGATGTTGTGATCACAATGTCGAAATCAAAAGCGGACAAATCATACAGTACTTTCATAACCGGGTCGCCGTTTTCATCTGTTACTAGCATACCGTTCTGATCTACCGCTTGCTGTTCCTGAATGGCTTGACCTAACCCCGGCTGTATCCGCACAAACTCTTTTTTGCCGTCTTCGCCGAGGATCCGCATAACCTTGTCTTTGTTATAAAACTGCGGAATCAATCCCGGTGCGTAGGTGTCTCCCCATAAGAGTTTTACAATCTGCAGTTCCGCCTCTTTGGCTTTATCGAATATTTCAGCCGTCTGCACCGTGGTAACCGACTGACGAAGATCAATTGCCTTGCCGCTCATCGCCCCAATACTGCCGGACAGGCTCTCCGGAGTAATGCCTGAAATCGTGTAGAAATCACTGCTTGAGCGGTTTTCGAGTTCTATATTATTGACGGATTGTGCCGATGGAAGCCCATCGGTAAATGTCACGCCCGGCTTTAAGAAAATATTAGCGCCCGGCGTTGTAGACAGATTCCGAATTTCCCGTTTTTCTTTTTCATCAAACTGCGGTCCAGTCCAGAACCGGACACCGAGCGACTGCTGATTGACGATATGCATGCGCTGACTGCGGTTCTTGTTGAGTTCGCGCTGTGCGTCTTTTAGATCCCGCACAATGCCCGCCGGTTCCAATCCGTCATCTAAGTCCTCGCCGTAACCGGATAAATAGCAATACTGCCGCACAAGTGGGAATTGATTGTGTTTGTATGGACTTTCGCCTTCTTCTAACAATACATCTCCACAAAATGTCGCGTATCTGATTTTCGTAACCGGTATTTCTTCCGGTTCCGCTCCAGACATTAAAAAAGCCGAATATAAATCCGGCTGCGATTCATCGACAAGCATTCCGTCTGCAGAAAATATTTTCTTCCGTGTGTACTCTTTATACCAGTACTGCACCACACGAAGCTTTTTCAAATCCCGCGAATACCAGAGCGGCTCTGTATTAACCGTTTCCAATTCGCTGTCGTCGTACTTGTGCGCAATCATGGTGATTTCATCCGCTTTATCCGGATAAACCTGTTTTAACTTCTCCGGATTTTCCCAACTATACCGGCCGCAGTAAAAAGCATCGGACAAATCATCTTCTTTGCACTCCGGATCCACAAATACATCGAACGGGCTGACGTTTTTGATCTGTATCCGACCATCCATCCGGGCGTAATCAAATTCATAACTGACCCAGTAATTTCCGACACCGCATATCACCGCGTCTTTGAACGCTTTTTTCTTAACGCTCTGATAATTCGTCTTGTCAAAAGTGTACTTTGTAATACCTTTGGCCACACGTGCTACCCGGTCATCTTCTTCCGAGCGCGGCAGAAAATCCGGCTCCGTTTCATTCTGCGCTGCATAGCCGGAAAGAAGATTAATAACCGGACGTATCCGGTTAATTGTAATGACCGGACGAGATTTCTGTTTCATTGCTTTCAAATCCGCGTCTGTCCACTGTTTACCGCGCATGAAATCATAATCTTCTTTCGCGCTTTTGCGCCATTCACTGGTTAGCTGCAGTGCCTTTTTTACATTATTCCGCGCTTCAGATAAATCAAAACTCATTCGACAAGTTCTCCTTCAAACATCATTCCATACATCTGCCTAAGCTGCCATTCTGGCATCTGCGCTGCGAACGCCGCCAGCTCTTCATCGCTTTTCTTTGCCGGAATTAAAATCCCGTTCTCCATATGTTCACCGTACTCTGATTTGAGCACTCTATAAGCGTAATCTCTAAGCGCTCTGTCGCTCATTACACGCCCCATGCCGTCGGTTCATCCCCTTCCTCATCTTCATATCTGTATCCATCATTGAATGGCTTTTCTGCTTTTACCGGCTGAATCGGACGGCTCATCAGGTAATATCTGACGCTGTCGTAACTATGGTCTTCTTGCTGTGTATCTACATCTTCAACCTTGTGTTTATCGTACGTCAGAGCCGGCAGCGTCCGTATCAAGTGATAACACGTTTTGAATATCTTGAGCTTTCGTTCTTTCAGCCGTAAGTGCACCTGCATTTTCCCGGCCAATCTATCATTATCCGCCGGATACCACGGCACGCCTTCCGCTGTGAACACTTCTGCGATTGACGGCCCGTCATGACCTGTTTTCTGCCAAATTGCCGGATCTGCAATACCGAACTCACTGCCCAAATGTTTAATCTTCTGCGCGACTTCCCGCGCTGTTTCCTGCGTACCCGTGTTGACCGTTCCCGGCTTGCAGCCGTACCATTCGTTAATTACATAGACAACACCGTCATAATCGACTGCATATTCGTAGATTGCATACGGCTTGCTGTATCCCCAGTCCATCGATCGTCCACGCTGCCAGCTTTGTGGGATTCCAAACGGTTCAACAACGTGTATATCCGTCCTGAACTCTTCAAAAACCTGCCCTTCGAATATATTCCAGTCGCCTTCGCGATATGCTTTCCGGAGTTTATCCGGCAGCGTATCAAGTGCGTCACTGTATCCCGCCGGTAAGTACGGATTGTCATCTATCCGCGCTTGCACGAAAGCGATTTTATTTGCAAAATCCTGCATTTCCGGCGGTATATTTCTGTCAATGAATAGGTTTCTGACCCACATATGACCTTTACCGCCGGGGTTCGTTCCCGCAATCAGCTTAGGATCCTCAACACCGACCCAGCGAAGCCGCATGCGGAGAAAATCAAAAACAGTCTGTTCATTCAGCGTCAATTCGTCAATCGCGATTGCCGCAAATTCTGACGATAAATATTTTGACGGATTATCCAGATTACGGAAACATATTACACCGCTGCCGAATGCCGGATTTAGTGTAAATTCATGAGTCGCTTCTTTGTAGCTGCCAAGCCAGTCCGGGAACTCCATTTTTATCTTTGACAACTGTCTATCCCGCAGTGCCGGGTAGTCTTCACAAAACAGCCCAACGCGGATACCTTTTAATTTCAAATGCTTGTACCAGCTGATCAGGAGATAAACCAGTTCCCAACGCAATATATACGATTTTCCGCCGCCTGCTGCACCGCCATAAAGAATGTATGTATTATCCTTGACCGCCCGCATAAATTCACGCTGTTTCGGCGTCGGATGAATAATGTCATTGACAAGATTAATCGTCTGTAATGTCATCATCTACCACCAAATTAATCCCGATATTACCAGATAATTCCTTCTCCTGCTTGTCGCGCCATTCCGGTTTCCGATTCGTCAGCCAGAAGATGATTGCCTTTACGTCCGGCGGCACATGCCGCGTCACACGCTTAGTTACTTTCATCACTGCTTTATTTCTTGCGTTTTTATCCGCAATTAGCTCTGATGTCGTCTCTATATAGTCATATCCTTTGGCTCTTTTTAAAAGCGCATTCTCTACTTCAATATCCACAACTTCTTTTCCGCGCGATAAAGCCTCGGAAAATTCGGGGTACTTCTTAATCCATGTGTACAATGTATCTTGATTAATTCCGATATTATGTGCAATCTGCTCATTACTTAATCCGTCTCGCGCCCATGCCTGCAAGCGCAAAAGATTATCCGGAAGAAGCCACTTTGCATACTTGCCTTTTGCGCCCACAGCAATCACCACCTTTTAGATAAACAAACAAAAAGCACGCACCCATGGCCGAAGTACGTGCTTTCTTATTCCGGAGAGGAATTCCTGAACTTTTACACTATCATAATACCACGTTTAAAAGTGACATTTAGTGACAACTTTCATTTTTTGAGAAATTTCTTGAATTGCTCTGTCTCTCATCCGCAAGCAAGATCTTTTATCAAAATGATGTTCCAGCGCTATTTTCTCCCAGAGCTTGTTCATAAAATACCGGTCAATCATGATTGATTTCTGCTCCGGGTCGGATAACAAAGCAAGCAGCCTAAACCCCTTTGTAATCATGTCACCGTATCTGTTGAGCTCTTTTATCCGCAATTCTTCTGCCTGTGCCATCTTCTGTTCGAACGCAATAACGATATCCGATAAATCGGAAGACACGCCGCCGTCGACCGGCTCCTTATCGTATCTACAACCCTTGAGTGAAAACAGATCCATTTCGTACTGCTGGCGGTATTGATTCAAAGAATCAATATGCTTTCTGCAGCGTCGGATTTCTTCAAAAAACGCTTCAACCTCGCCACGTACCCGTTTTGATTCACGATTCAAATTTGTCTTCGTTTTTTCATAAGTCGGATCCGGATTATAATAGATCCCCGGTCTCATACCATTATTCATGCTTCATTCACCTCTATTTCAATCCGCGGATTCTCCCGATCCGTAAACACTTCCTGCGTTAAATGTACATATTTCCGGCTGTCATTCGGTATAAGCTCCATATCCTGCAGCGCGTCAAGTATAAACTTTGCCGCGCTCATCACATTATCTTCATCCCGGCGCATGTCTTTTTCGTAATACTCAATGCGAATATTCACTTTTTCAGTAAACTTCCGTCCTTTTGCCTGCGGGCGCAGTATGAGAATAATCTGCCTCTGTGTTTTCTTCTTCACACCTGCACCTGCGTACTTGTTCAACCGGTTAGCAGCAATCAGGTCATTCATGCAGGGCAGCCGCCCGGGAATTATAAATCGCATATACTTCCCCCTTTCACATCTTCAACCACCTTACTCATCACATAGTCAGCGCATGGCTGTGCCATTCCGTTTCCTATTGCTCTGTATCTTGCTGTATCGCTCCCGCCTTCTGTCCAGTTGTCCGGAAGTCCCTGCAGTCTTTCACATTCAAGCGGCGTAAGACGGCGGACGTATGAGCAATCAATGTTTTTATATATACATCCCACGGCGCTCGGTCCTCTTGCTACCAGTGTTGAGTTGATTCCGTTATCACTGATCTTGAAATCATATTTTGCATTTGCACCCTGATTAAATGCCGCCCTGTCAATTGTGTATATGAGCGGCACTTGATTCCCGCCGGTCCCCATCCTGTTATTGAGTGTCTGCACTGTTCCGTCATTTCTTTCTCTGATAATGTCTTGCGCATGTGTCATATCGAGAACGCTTATACAGATGCCGCCTTGGTTTCTTGCAGGATTGCTTCCGCTTAGATCTAACGTGTTACTTTTGTCTACTTCTTTTATGCCCGCTGTCGGATTGTTGCTTTTCATTCCTTCACTTTCGTATGATCCGATTCTATATGTTTTGACAAGCACACATCTCTGGTCATGCATGCAGTTCAGCGTTCCTGTTTTTTCATTCATTCTTATTGAATTTATTTGTCCGTTTCCGATATCATAGACTGCCGTTTCAGTACTTTGTACAGCAGTTCGGGTAATCGTTTCTTTCTTGCTTTGGCTCTCCGCAGGATTCCCTGACATGCTTTCGGGCTCAAATAGTACTTCCGGTCTACCCCCCCTATTTCTAAAACACGCAATAAGGAAGATTCTCTCACGATGCTGGGGGACGCCCCAATATTGAGCGTCAAGGATTCTCCATGCGATATTACATCTCTTACTTCGTACCATTCCGCTTCTTGCCCATCGTCCAGATCGAGGCACTGGAATATCGGCTTGTGTGATTTCGCTGAGCACTGCTTGAAAGTCACGCCCTTTGTTGCTTGAAAATGCTCCAAGTACGTTTTCCCAAATAAAGTATTTTGGGTATTTTCCGCTTGTGGCATTGAGCATATCGGAAACAATATCATTTGCCGTTCTAAATAATCCGCTTCGTTCACCTTTTAATCCCTCTCTTTTTCCTGCCACCGACAGATCCTGGCATGGACTACCCGCACAGATAATGTCCACGGGTGGTATTTTGTCACCTTTTACTTTTCTGATATCGCCCAATTGTATGACGTTCGGGAAGTGTTTTTTTGTGACTTCCATGCAGAACGGTTCTATTTCTGATGACCACACGGGAACAGCCCCGTTTCGTTCTGCCGCTATACACCACCCGCCGATTCCGTCAAACAGGCTTCCCACTGTTATTTCCATTTGTTCCGCCTGTAAATCCGCTCCTCTTCGTTGCGCAGCTTTCTTGCCGCTTCGTCGAGTTTTATGGCCGCGTACATAATCAGAACAACAAACAATACGACGCTTGCTACATCCACCGCTGTATCCATTTTTCTTCCCCCTTAAAACGGTAAATCATCATTCTGCGGCGGCAGTTCGCTCTTCGCCGTTCCGAACTGTTCAAAATCGCCTGATCCTGTTCCCTGCGGTTTCTTGATATTGAGAGGCGTTGCGACAAACTCTGCTACAATCTCCGTCATGTACTTCTTATCGCCTTCATTGCCGTATGAGTAGCTGCTGTATCGCCCTTCGACAAACACCGGCATACCCTTTTGCAGTTGGGTTCCCACTGCTTCCGCCCACGGGCTCCATGCCTTTACTCGTACATAATCCGTAAATTCCTGCTTCTCTCCGTTCTGATTGACAAAATACCGATTGACCGCTACTGTCATCGTTGCTACCGCTTTCCCGGATGATGTGTTCTTGATTTCAGGATCGCGGACAAGATTTCCACAAATTTTACAATCGTTCATGTTTGGCATTTTTCATTCTCCTTTTCAGATATAAACGTCTATTCTCCCGGATTCATAAGCCTTCCTTATATCGTCAAAAACGCTTCTCGCCTCTTCTTCCGTTTCGTATTCCAGCTCAAGCTGTTTGTACGTTCCGGGCATGTAGATGATAAGATTTTTCCCTTTCTGCTCAACGTAGGACGGATTCATTGCGATGATATCCTTTTCTTCTGACACAACCATAAATCGATTATTTCCCATGTATCAATCTCTCCTTTCTCAAACCTCATTTTTTCGCAGGCTTTCTCCTGCTTCTATAAGCAACCTGTTCGCATGCTTCAACCTGTCAAAAATCCGTGCCATGTACCTCTGATTCATTTCTTCCGGCGTCTTATTTGTCGTAATAATGACAGGCAGGAGTTCGTTGTACCGTTTAGATATAATTGCATCGACCGCGTTCAGTACCCAGTCATTTTGATACTCCGCTCCCATGTCATCAAGAATCAGTAAGTCCGTTTCTTTTGTGCGTGTTCTCACCTCTTGTGAAAGATTATTCTGCAGAAGGCTGTCCATCAATTCCGGCATCGTGATGAAATACGCCCGGTTATAATCTTTCATGATCTCCTGCGCTATGGCGACCGCCATCGTGGTCTTCATACGTCCTACCGGTCCGGCGAAGATAAGCCCCTGCCCTTTTGCTTTGTGTACCTTGAAATTCTTAGCGTAATCTTTCGCAATTGCATAATGGCTTTTCAGCAGCTTAGAATCCGGTAATCCTTTTCTTTCAATGTTCTGAAACGTGCAGGCATGGTACCGCCTGCCAATCCCGGCTTTATACAGCCTATTCGTCCATTTTTTTCTTTCTTCTGCCGCCTCTTCCGCTTCCGTCTTTTCGTTTTGCTCATTTAAGCGGCCATTGTTTTTGATAAATGTCTCCATTTTTTCCCGGAGATCATCCATATCCCGTCCGATTCGTTCCATTGTCACCATCCGTCTTTGATACCTTTCCACTCTTCCGGAGAAGCGATATGTCCATAGCTTCCTTCCGACTTTTTGCGCTTATGTTTTTTGAGCGGCCAAAATCCGAGCCATTGATTTTCTATTGATTGCTCTACAATGAGAACAGCGTCCTCTATATTCCCGTTTGATAACTTCTTGAGTTGTGTCAGGTTCTTTTTGAGAGCCGTCGGTGATACAGAAGCTTTCCTCTGTTTCCTCATGTCCATCCACTTTTTGATTGATTTCTCCAGTTCAGGATTGGATGAAAAGTAAGATTGAATGATTTCATCTTGAGAAGAAAGAACGTTCTTTTCTTCTTCCTTTTCTTTACTTTCCTTTCCTTTTCTTTTCTTTACTTTACTTTGTTCATTACTGTATACATTAATCGAGTTATTGCATACATTAATCGAGTTATTGTCGACATTAATGGAAATGAGTGCAAAATCCCCACGGAGAAACGCTGCTTTTCTTCGAGAAGTTACCTCCAAAAATCTTTTCTGGATTCCCGCAGAAGTCAGAATTCCATGTTTTTCCTTCATGCCTGCATCAAAGAAACCGACCTGTAAGGCTCTTTTAACAACCTCTTGTACGCATCCTTCCGTGACGCCAATCTCATCCGCCACTATGAAAGGCAAATCCTCTGTCCACCAAATGTAGTACCCCTCGTCTCGATAGCAGCTACCCAGCAGCCAGATTAGTACTGAAATTGCCGACGCACCGCATGACTTAATTATCCGGCGCACTTTCATATCCTGTAAAAAGCCGACATCCAAGGGAAAGTAATCAAGCCCTTGTTTGAGCGGCCGTGCCATGGCATCACCCCTTTCAAGTAACCGTCACTCATTCCATTGTTGGTAATGAATTTCTCTTAATTTCTTCCATCGTTCAGTACCTCACCCGTTTCCTTATCTACCGTCGGCGGTATTGGGTCAAATGAGATTTCTTCGTCCTGCGGTGTTTGTGCTTCCGCTTCGATCGTTACCGTTTCGTCCGGCAAGTCCGCCATGTTTTCTGAAATATCTGACTTGATCGTTTCGTCGGCAGCCAGCGCCCGGACAAAATCCGTCTTGATTGGCGCATACTTCAACATCTTTTTAATGACCGTTTTCTTTGCCATCTCGTCAAAATACTTAGTCCACGGAGAGTACGGGCTGTTAAAAGACTGGCTTGTCTTTTTAGCGTGATTGATAACATCCTCACGACTCATGACCTCAAAGCCGTAACCGCCATTTACCATGTGGAATACGGCATAGTACATAATCACGTTTCCCCTGTCGCGAATAGCCGGGATATGTTTCAGCTTGGGTTCCAGACCAAATTCGTACTCAAAGGTATCATTCTCGTAGACCTCGTGAGCCTGAATATCTTTGATTTCGCCGCTCCGGTATGCCAGATCAATACCACCCTTATAGCCGATTTGGAACTGGCATTCTAATTTCCCCTTGTTTCTGTACGGGATTAAATATGCCTGCCCGATGGGCGTATTCGGTTCAAGCCCTAATTGTGCCGCCTGCATCATAGCCCCGAGAAAAGACTGCGGCGTGCATTCTTTGAGTTGCGGATTGCTTGACAGTGCCGTGAAAACCATCCGCGTAAATCTTTCGGGCGTAATGACCGATGGAAGGGCTTTCTTGATTTCCGGCTCCATCGCCCGGATTAACCCTTGCATAGATCCATCTTTCTTCTGTTCCGTAACTGCCGTGTTTCTTTTTGCTAAACCGCCTTTTGTGTTCATTTTTTTGCCTCCACTCTCAAACTCATATAATGTTCCCATCGGAGAATCGGCTTTCCCGATGGGGTGTGACCGGTTCTAATCAATGCCGATTCGTTGACCTTGTCTGCTAAAATTCCGCGGATAGGCGGGGTGGAAAGGCCTCTCATGACCTTTACCCTCGTGCCTATTTGCAGGGAGTTGAACTCGTCTTTATTCATTACCAGACCCGGAGTGTGCGGCTTGCTTTGCTTAGTGTGACAAGCCCCATTGCTTTCAATGCTTCATAACTTCCGGGATCCGCTTTTTTCACTTTGGATATTGAAATAGATTCTCTCGGTGTACTTGTTTTGAATGTCACCTTGTAATCTCCGATGCGTCCTGTTTCATAATTCCCCATGATTTCTGCCAGTTGATTTTCTTTCAGTTGGATATTTTCTTTCAGTTTGTTAATGGCCTCTTTATCCAGCTTCACACTTTCAATTAGCGGCAGCGCTTCATCCGGAAGTACCATCTCGGATCCTTTGTCTTCTTTGAAATAAATCCCTAAAGCCGCAGCGCAGGATTTAGATCCGTCTACCGGGGGCGGTGTTTTTGTTTCTACCAGATTCCAGAATTCTTTTTCCGCTTCAATAAGCGCCTTGATATCATCCTCATTCCTTTCGATTTTTTTCCAGCGTGCTTCGTTTCCGCCTAAGAGAACCGCGATGTACCAGTAGTCGGCTCCGGTTACCGCCATATAATGTAAACACTGGCAGTAATAAGCGTCCGGAATTTCATCGCCCTTCCATTTTTTATACTGAGAAACGCCGGCGGTCTTGATTTCAAGCCCTGCATTTTCACCAATAACCGTTCTATCTACATTAGCAATCATGAATGGATACTCTCTGTTTCGTAGAGTGCCGAGCCGCTGTACCTTTTTACCGGTTTCTTCGTTGAACCAGTCGGCAATATTCGCTTCATTCTTCTGCCCCCAGTAAACGAAGGGATTTCCCGTTAAATCTTCGGGCGCAGCCTCGCCGATTTTCTCCAGCCAAAGCTGATACGGTGACTTGTACGAATTCAGCCCCATGATCACCGAGGCGTCACTGCCGCCAATTCCCATGTTTCTTATCTTGAGCCATTCATCGCGGTCATCCGCGTCTTTTACCGATAGAACCAAGTCACAGTTTGTATATGCCATTTGTGTAATCCTCCTGTTTTTGTTACAATAGAGGCGGAAATTTACCCATATTTTCCGCCTGCCGATTGATAATTGCAGTTATCAGTCGGCTTTTTACATGTTTTTGATGTACGTATATATCGCCTCAAATGCATAGGATTTACCGAGAGCCCGATTCGCCGCGATCGTATTACCCTCTTCGTTATATTTCTTATAATTTTCATACTCATAATCTTGCGCGCCCTTATACGTCTCCTTCATCTTTTCTATTTTTTCCTTCAAAACACTAAGTTCTTCTTCTGCATTCACTGATTTCTCGCCTCCTCTACTTTTACAATCACTAAGGTTCCCGGCTGCAGGTTGCCGACGTCCATAATCCTGTTATCTTTCTTTGCTTGATAAACCAGTTTCCGCAGGTCCTCTTTGTCCGTGGCTATCTCGCCGCAGATGTCCCAGAGCGTGTCGCCCGGTTTGACTTCTCTCCGGTACTCGACAATTCGAGTTTCCGGAAAAAGCCTGTTGCAGATTTTTTCCGCATCTACCGCGGCACCTGCTACCAGTGCGGCTGACATTAGCGCCGCGGTGAAAATTAATGGCTTGTTCATAACCCCTCCTGCACTGCTGCCGTATTAGCAGCTATACAAATCTGGCGAATAACGCCTCGCAGTCGTGCGTTTTCCTGTTTCTCAAGAGACAATTCATTCTTAAGTCTTCGTAATGCAGACGGGCGGAAATCGTCAGGTTTCTCACCGACCATCGCCAGCACATCCCGCTTTAGAAAGCGGATGGCAGACAGATTTTTCACCGCCGGGAGGATGCCGTCATTTTTCATGCGGTAGACGATATCATTCGACACTCCTAAGATTTCAGCGGTTTCAGCGACGGTGTACGTTCTTCGTTCCATTTTTCACTCCTTTCTATGTTTTTCTGTGGTAGGTTGTTACAATAATTTCACGAAACGTGTACTTTTTAAACATAAAAAATGTCTGTTACTTTTTTGTGAAAATATTTTGCTATCTTTAATTTAATTTCGTCACGCGGAACTCTATTCCCAGCTTCATACATCTGTATAGCAGATGGGCTGATTTTAAGCGCTTTCGCTATCTCTTTTTGTGTTCTTTTACCACGCAACTTAGCAATAATTTTTCCAGATTTTTTGGGATTCATTTCTAACACCACCTTTCTTTCTGTATTTCACATTTCGTGTATATATGGATAATAGCACTTCTTCTTGCAACTGTCAACACACTTTGTGAAAAATATTTTGTAATAATTTACAAAACGTGGTATTATGGATGTAAATAAAAGAAAGGAGTGCTATCTAAGTATGGCGTTTAAAGATTCTTTAAGACGAGCACGTAAGAAAAAAGGTTTGACGCAATCAGACATGGCAAAGCTTACAGGATTAAAAGTAAGTACAATAAGCATGTACGAAAATGGTAATAGAGAGCCGAATTTTGAAACTTTAGAATTATTGGCCGATTTCTTTAATATAGACATGGATACTCTACTGGATAAAGAGAAAAAAGGTATACGTATCCCTGTTCTTGGCAAAGTAGCTGCAGGCATTCCGATAGAGGCCATCACTGATATTGAAGACTGGGAAGAAATTCCGCAAAGCATGTCCAAAACGGGCGAATACTTCGCTCTAAAAATAGCGGGAAAATCCATGGAACCCCGCATGATGGACGGTGATGTGGTCATCGTACGGCGTCAGCCAGATGTGGATAGCGGTGATATAGCTGTCGTCTTAGTTAACGGAAACGACGCCACAGTAAAACAAATCAGCAAGTCCGATGCTGGACTGACATTAATAGGCTGGAACCCATCTGTTTATACTCCGAAGACGTACAATAAAAAAGAATGTAAGGAACTGCCAGTGTCTATCCTTGGGAAAGTCGTTGAAATCAGAGGGAAATTGTAATGTCTATCACGGCGAGAAAAGAGGTCTGCCAATATGCTTCCTGTCATTAATAGCTTGGTTTCTTTCGTAATATTTTTATTATTTCCATTTATAATTATATGGACATTTCTAAAATATAGTTTGAATCATCTTGTCCAAGTAGGCGTTTGCTTGATAACGTCTTTTATCTATTTTGCAATTATACTTTTAATTGCCGGATTCCTTTTCAAATTATTTGGGAAAATATTCTATAAAGGGAATAAAATACTTAGCTGGGTTTTATTTTTTGCGATTTCTATATGTTTTTCCGCGATATACCTTTATAACATGCTTACAAACTTTTTCGTAATCCATTCGTCGGGAATAACCTCTAATTTATATACTATACTTTCATCCTTTTGTACGATTTCATTTTCTTCTTTTATTATTTCCCTATATTTAAAAGCCAATAAATTTATCGGTGCATTAGTGGATATTAATAATATGGCAATGTTCATTTCAATAATAGTAGTATTATTATTTCAAAATATATTTATTCTCAAGACTTGTTTCAGTGCGTTGGTGATTATCATGCTTATAATAGAAACGCGTCATATTTCAAAAAACTCAAATTACTATGACTATTTTATTCAAGAATATAGTGATAGATACGAATAAGGAGAAGTATCATGTACAAAAAGGTTTTAATTGTTATTTCCATTTTCACGATGTGTGCCACATCCTATGCCCTTGGCTATGCAACTGGAGGCTCAAACATGGGATATTATTATCCATCCTTTTCCAGTTACATTTCTTATGATCCGACTTATGAAGAACTTGGCCGCTATGTCGATGAAGGAAAGGAATATGTTGATAACTGTAATGCCGACATTCAACGGATTATAGATGAACGAGAGAATGCTATAGAAGAAATCAACCGTCAAATTTCAAACTTTAACATGTCTCATTAATAATTTATTCAGAAAGGATGTATACCATGTTCAAAAAACTTATTCTCACTCTTTCATTAGCCGCCGTATTATCTGCTTCGATTTCTGGCATAGCAGATGCATAAGCCATTTCTTTACAAAGCACTTCATTATTTCTATAATGATTCCAGAACAAAAAACGGTTTTCCGTTTTGCGGGGATGGTTTCATTATAGATACCATCCCTATTTTTTATTCAATTATAAAATCCCGCCGCCATACTCGCAATATAACGACGGTTATCTGAAGCCGTACCTTTGTAAAAGGAGTATAAATTATGGATTTCAAAGACCCTCAAAATAAAAAGCAGCTACAGAAAAATATAACTGCACTTATGAAAGAGTATTCCGACAAGTTAATTGCCATGTCGGAAAGCAATGATTATAAAAAATCGGCTCTTCTTTATTACTGGCTGCAAGATTATAAAAATATGCTGAATAGGGAAAACAATTTTTCCCCAAAGTTTATGAAGAAATATTCTTGTGGTGATATCATAAACGTAAACTTCGGATTCCGTCCCGGCGCAGAAGAAGGGGGACTTCACTATGCGGTCGTTTTAGATAATAACCCACGTTCTTCCGGCGTTGTCACTGTAATTCCCTTACGCTCAAAGAAGAATAAGGACGCCATATTAAGACCTTTTGAGGTCGATTTAGGAGAAGTTCTATCTACTCGTATTGCCGCCAAAACGAGTACTCTTATAAAAGAGTATAAAATAATGGATAGTGAATATAAACTGCGGCAGAAAAACTATAATAAAGCTTGTAATGACTTATCAAATCAATTAAAACAATTAGAAGAAAATTATTCAAATGACGCAGACCGTGATTTAAAAATAATTCCTTTAGAAACTAAGCTTTCTATTTTATCCAAAGAAAACAAAATTTTGAACACCCAGATTGCAACATTAAAACTAAAGCAAGGCCAGCTCAATAAACACATCGCTGCATTTGAAAAAATGAGGAAAGGCAGTATAGCATTAATTTCACAGATAACAACAATTAGTAAAATGAGAATTATGGATCCGATAAAAGAAACAAGTGTCCTGACAGGAATATCCCTTCCGGAACAAACAATGAAAAATATTTATGATAAACTCATCCCCTTCCTTTCCGGAAAAATCATCAGATAAAGTGTATAAAATATTTGACAACAAGAAAAAACATATCTATAATGAAGATACTCAGGAGGATAAGACCTCCCTACAATTAGTACTGTGTGGCTTTTTCACCACCTACACGCAAAAACCTCGTATCTTCATTGATGCGAGGTTTTTCGTTTATTCCCCAATATAAAATCCCGCCGCCATACCGCAAATATAACGACGGGAACCGGAACGATAAAGGGTATCCTTCCGGCAGTTGTAACAACCCTACCACAGGCTGATTACGCCTATATTATAGCATAATCAGCCTTAATTCTAAAAGGAGGCTGATTTTATTATGGAATATTCATTTTCAACACGAGAGAAGAACGGCAGTATCTGCCTTGTCCTGTCCTATAAAGTGAATAGTAAATGGAAACAGAAAACCAAACAGGGATTTAAAACATTGCGGGAAGCCAAACAATACCAAGATAAATTATTAGCTGCCGCAAAAGAAGATGCCGCCTGCGGAGCCGATCCGGAACTTGCGGATATTACCTTTAAAAGTTTCACACAGAATATATACTTGCGGGATAAAGGATCCTCTTTAGAATATAGCACCAAAAGGAATTATTTCTTTATGCTCCGCAGCATTCCTACACTGAGCAATAAACAAATACGGGAGATCACCGCCGGAGATGTGATCAATGTCTATCAAGATATGGGACGATTCAGCGAAGGCACAAGAAAGAATCGTTTCGCCCAGATTCGTGCCATCTTTAACTATGCCATCAATCCGTATAAAATTATTACAGCGAATCCGGCAGACAGTGTCACACAAGCAAAAGATAAAACCATCCGGAGAATAAAAGCATTGACAGAAAAAGAATCATTGCAACTGCTTGACGCATTAAGTGATACATCCATTTTTTACATGATCGCTTTCATTGCTCTTAATACCGGCATGAGATATGGAGAAATAGCCGGATTGACATGGAACAGTATCAATTTCACCAGACAAACAATCACCATAGATAAACAGTATAACTGGATATCTCCCGAAAAACGGGGATTTAAAGCCGTAAAATCACGAAACGGAAACCGAACCATACATATGAATACGAAATTGGCAGCCAGATTAAATACGTGGAAACTGAATACCCCTGTAGCTATTGACGGGCGCGTTATCCCGACAACACCAAGTACACATGCTCTCATGAATAGGCAGCTGCGTAAATTAAAACAGGGAATTTCCGTTCATACCCTGCGACACACCTTTGCCACCATGCTTTTATCAAAATCAAAGGATATTAATCTTGTTGCGGCTGTTTTAGGGGATAATGTCGCTACCGTAGCAGCTACCTATATTCATTATACAGATGATATTCGCAAAGAAGCAGACCAATATATAGAAACCATGTACAAATGAATTTTTGCCGTTTGTCTGCCGTCTACATAAAAAATCCCCAAATTGCGGAGATTTTTTAGCTTATACTTTTTTATAGCATAAAAGAAACACCCGAATCCGTGTGAATTACCGGATATGAAGTGCTTCTTCCGTTCTATATTTCATACCTTACCGAAACAAGAATCAATCCCTGAGGCGGCGCAGTGAATCCTGCTTTCTCCCTGCTTTTTGATTCCAGTATAGCGGGAATACTCTCCGCTTTCCGTTTCCCTTCGCCCACTTCCACAAGCGTTCCCACTAAAATGCGTACCATGCCCTGGAGAAAACCGTCTCCGGTAAAATCGATCTGCAGTTCTCCCTTTATTTCTTTCATTTCAATTTTGGAAATACAGCGGACCGCAGACTTTTTCATTTTCTTATTTCCGCAGAAGGAAGTGAAATCATAAGTTCCTATTAAAAATGCTGCCGCTTTCTTCATTGCTTCTACATCAAGAGGCTTTCCATACTGCCACACGAAGCGTCGTTCAAACACATTTTTCTCCGTCGACGTGCGGATCCGATAACGGTATGTTTTCTCCAAGGCACCAAAACGGCTGTGGAATCGTTCCTCCGCCGTCTCCATATGCTTCAAAGCAATATCGTCAGGCAAATCCCCATTCAAAGCCGTTTCCAATTCTTCCGC